TACCTTTTAGACCTCCAAATCGACAACAAATGTTTTGGCAACTTGCCTGACTGTCGATTGGAGTTCTCCGTGGAGGGTAAACGGATGTCTGGCGACATGAACACCTCACTGGGAAATTGTTTACTAATGAGTTCAATGGTGCACGCTTACTGTCGAGAGCTAAACTTGAAGAAATTTAGGTTAGCAAACGACGGCGATGATTGCGTACTAATCATAGAGCGTAAGGATCTACCTAAACTCGAAAACCTACACGAGTGGTTTCTAGACATGGGATTTAACATGAAAAGAGAACCTGAAGTGGACGTTTTTGAGCGCATAGAGTTCTGTCAATCCCAACCAGTGTGGACCCCGGAAGGCCACATCATGGTGCGAAATCCTCACACTTGCTTAAGCAAAGATTGTGTGAGCTTGATACCACTAACAACTCCCAAATTAGCCAAACGGTGGATGACAGCCGTCGGCGAAGGTGGGGTGGCGTTGGCCGGAGGGATACCTGTACACCAGGAGTTTTACCAGAGATTGGTAACCTTGGGGAAAGGGTACACACCTCTTGTTGGTGACATTTCGCAATTGACAGGAGTGCAGTATCTAGGTAAAGGGATGAAGAGACAGTATGGAGAGATACACTGGTTAACACGAGTGTCATACTGGCGCGCTTTTGGGATCCCCCCTGATCGCCAAACCGCATTAGAACAAGAGTACAAGACGAGACACTTTGAGTGCAGTCTAGACCACAAACTTACGATGAAAGTTAGAGACTTCCCTCTCTAACGAACACGCGCAGTGGAAACCAGAACGGACATGGGTTGATCACCATGTACCGCGGTTAGGGTGAGTAGCGACACCCCGCCCACAGCTACCGACCTTTAGCTAGGTGATCATGGGATTCAGATAGGTAATTGCCCAAAACTGTTACTTCAGTGCTAAACAGAATGCCAAGAGACTGCACGGAGCTCCTGGTCAAAACCCCACAAAATATAATCACCGCTTCCGGGGCGGATTTCGCAAAAGGTGGAACACCAAGTCCACCACAAAACCCTAAGAAAAATAGAAAATTTATATTCTGCTGAAATGAACTAGTCTTATCTGGATGTACAGTCCCTCCCGTCATGAGGTATCCCATACAATGACAAATAAACAACGAAAGAAGGTTACCTTCCCAAAACGAAGCTCTAAGCCAAAGGCAGGAGGGCAAAAACAATCAAAACGACAAAACACCCCCTTTGGGGATGTTGGAGACATCTTAGGCTCCGCTGTAGGTAAAATGTTTAACATGAACCTCGGCGGGGCCGGTAGGTGGTTAGGAACCGGTATTGGTTCCATTTTTGGAAGCGGAGATTACACCCTCACGGGTCCAGCACCAAAGACAAATGTCTTGGTCAATTCTGCTCAGATCCCGCAATTCAGTTCTACCAGGCAAACTAATGTTGTTTGCCACCGCGAGTACTTAATGGATTTCATGGGGTCTTCCAATTTCCAAAACCGGTCCTTCAAGATCAATCCTGGAGACCCAGACACCTTCCCGTGGTTATCATCGATAGCCCAGAATTACCAAGAGTACAAGTTCCACGGACTCGTTTTCGAGTTCAAACCCCTCATCACAGATTATGTGACGGGGGGAGCTCCGGGGGTTGTGGTAATGGCCACCAATTACAATGCTAGTGATGCTCCGTACACCACTAAGCAGCAAATGGAGAATTCCGAATTTGCTGTATCTGTAAAGCCAACCCACAACCTGATGCACGGAGTGGAATGTGACGTGTCACAGACCCCAACACCTATCAAATATGTTAGAGAAGGCCCAATTCCCGCTGGTCAGGATCCCAAATTATACGATTTGGGTCTATTTCAGTTCGCGAATCAGGGCAGTCCTACTCAATTGCTAGGTGAGATATGGGTGTCCTACTGTGTTGAATTCTTCAAACCCATCCTCCCGGAAACAATCGGTGGGTCAGTGGATTCAGCCACCTTAGGGCGCGCGTCAGCCGACGGTTCCAATGTCTTCGGAGTCACCCAATATTATAAGGGGGGCACCATGGAGATGTACGCTGCCGGCAACACACTCGTATGGGATTCGCTACCAGACATGATTTACCTCATCAGCATTACATGGAGGGGCGCAGCGACGGTACTAGATTACCCGACCATCGCCCTTGCAGACTGCGTGGGGCAAAACATGTTCGAGCCTGTCAGCAATGTCGGGCCGACTTTCTGGTATACTGTGGGAGCCGATCCCGGCTTAACCTCAGCTATTGCCACCCTTTCCATCTGCGTCAAATCCACATTGACAGCACCCGGTGTGTCCCAGATGACTTTCTCCAGTTTTGTGTTGCCAGCTACCACAGTAGCTATCACCTGCACAATGTTGGACAGATCTATCACCACGTTCACGTACAACTAAGTGGCTACCACTAGTGTACAGGTCACCATTGACCTTAACTGGTTCCCCTAATAAGGGAGCAACTCCTTGCTTAAAGGAGTGCCGCAC